GAATTCGTGAATAGATATATTTCCACCGTGCATCTCAAGCCCAGGATTTATATCTTCATTAATGATTTTCTGTATATCAAGTATTGTTATTGACATTTTGCTTTTCCTTCCAATTTAATATTGCTGACTTAATCGCGTCTTCAGCTAATACTGAACAGTGTATTTTTACAGGAGGCAGTGATAACTCTTTGGCTATGTCTGCGTTATTAATTAAAACAGCTTCACTCACATGCACTCCTTTAACTAGTGTTGTAATTATTGAGCTCGATGCTACTGCAGAGCCGCAACCAAAAGTTTTAAACTTAGCATCTTCTATGATACCGTTATCATTAATCTTAAGTTGCAACTTCATGACATCGCCACAAGCTGGGGCACCAACAATACCAGTTCCAACTGACTGGTCTGATCTGTCCATGCTTCCCACATTCCTCGGGTTTTCAAAATGATCTATAGTTTTTTGCGAATAAGACATATTGTTTCCATGTTTCCAAATTATGATTATTTGTTAATTATAACTATTCGACAGCACGTGTTTTATTTTTTAATTGGGTACTCGCACGGGGAATTGAACCCCGATTGCCGAGATGAAAACCCGGTGTCCTGGCCGTTAGACGATGCGAGCGTAAATATTAATGGAGCGGGTGACAAGATTCGAACTTGCGACAGTCTGCTTGGAAGGCAGAAGCTCTACCAACTGAGCTACACCCGCAATTTAATATTTTGTTTTAAAAGATGAGACATCTGTAACCCCATGCCTCCCTGCGGATATCTTATTTACTTCTTTTGAACGAATGCGTAAAGCTTTTCAGCTTCATCAATAACATCCTCAGTTGTATAAGGCATTATGGAATTGCGCATGCCCTCAGGCTTCATATGCTCATTTTCCATCAGGCGCTGGATCTTTTGATCAACAACCCCCATGGCCATTCCCAGCAAATCAGTGCGGAGCTGGTACCCGCTTTTGTTGTTGTTGTCACTCATTTTTGACTCCTATTGTGTGTGTGTGTATTATGAGTTCAAGGCACCTATTACAAAATTGATCCCGTGCCTACCTGCGGATTATGTTTTATTCGTTTGTATCGTCAGCTGTTTCTGTATTAACATCAGTATCTGTTTCTTCAACAGACACTATCTCGATATCAAAATTAAGATTCTTTCCTGCTAGCGGATGATTAAAGTCTAGTGTTACTCTGTTTTCTTCTACTTCAGTAACAGTGGCTGTGAAAATTTGTTCATTTTCTCCTTTGCCTTGGACAATCTTGCCTTTTACTGCTTCAAAATCTTCTGGAAATGATGTCAATGGAACTTGTTGGACTGCTTCTGGATTGCGTTCGCCATAAGCGTCTTTTGATTCAATCATTATAGACTTTTTCTCACCAGCTTTCATTCCCATAAGTGCAGTTTCGAATCCAGAAATTAGCTGTGATGCACCAATTAATCCAGTCATCGGCTCGCCACGTTCATAAGAACTGTCAAACTGTGTTCCGTCGTCTAGCGTTCCAACATAGTTAAAACTGACTGTCTTTCCATTTATAATTTCCATCTTTTGTTTCCTTTGATTAGATATGAAGATTTGAAGCATCTGTAAACCCATGCCTCCCTGCGGTAAAATGTGGAAAATTTAGCACCTCTATTTTTCCTGTTCATGACCATCAAGCCTTTTGAGCCTGTCCCCTTTTCGGGTTAGATGTAAGCACACCGGCAAGTAAAACCGTTCACAAACTTTCTCCCTGTTCTTGGCTCGTAGGGAGCCACGGAACAGTACGTACTACTATCGTTGATATTCTGCGTTCCCTTGAATGAGCTGTACACTTCACTTCTTGGTCGCACGTCGTATTTCAAAACCTTGGGAGGATATCCATACAACCCCTTTCGGGACGGCGGTCTCGTTTCCGATTCCGTCAGAGAGACTTCTATCAACGACAGTTAAATTCTAGAGGATCTTAATGGTTTCTCTTTCCCAAGACAGTTCTTGGTTGCGCCCTTATCCCGTTTCCACGATGAATTTACAAGTCCGTGGATATTCTTAGCAGTATTCTCTCAGTGGTTTGAGAGCTCATACTTTGAATCACTAGATGATATTCAGAACTACCACGTCCCTTTACTCATCCCTTCTCTTAGTTAGGCGGCGCCCATAGAACATAAGAATATCCTGTTCCTAATCGAAGTTTTCTCTATCATTTTGGCTTTCGCCGGCATGCCTGAAGATCGGTAATTCCATTCAGGTTTTGTAGACCCGAGAACTAGGGTCAAATTAACGATGTTAAAGAACTTATAGTTTATAGTATAATAAAATTTATTAATGTATAAAAGTTTTTAATTTTAAGTGGCGGAAGGCTAGGGACTCGAACCCTAAACTGCGTTAACAGCGACGGATTTCAAATCCGTTTCCTAACCAATTCGGATGCCTTCCCTAAAAGAGGGATAGTTTAAAAACATACCCAGGTTTGAGCGAAATTACTCAGTTACTGCAGTGGTAGTTGTAGTGACATCGGTTGTTGCCTCTACAGTCTCTACTACGTCAGTTGTGCTTTCAGTACCAGTTGTTGTCTCGTCTGTTACTTCAACTGTTTCTGTAGTTGTTTCAGTTGTTTCAGTTGAAACAGCATCTGACGATGTAGCTGAGGGATCGAATGAGCAAGTGCCCAATGATGTAGCAACTACCAAACAACCAGCTACAAAGCTAATCTGAACCTTGAATTTGGCCCATAATGATTTAAGTTTATCCATTTTATATTTCCTTTTTAAAATGTGCTTTTTGCACTTTGTCTTTATGACTCATTAAATATACAATATAAAATAGGATTGTTTAAGGCTAATGTTATAAAACGTCTTTATTAAAGCCTGCTATCTCTATTAAGCTTTTTAACATTATGATCTTGACATCGTTTACTTCTAATACACTTTTCATTTTATGCTTTGCGGACTCTGTTAGGTATCCTTTCACTTCTATATATGTATCATACGCTGGCAAATAAAAATCAGGAATATAGTTTCTCTTTCTGCCTGCTTTTGATAGGTATGGGAGTTTCATGTTTTCATCACGTTCCCACTGGATGCTTAGTTCGTCAAGCCTCATAGCCATAATAACTTCCCAGGTACTATCCATCTGGACTTGTTTACCGTCTACTGTTTTATATATAGAAGGTTTAGACCATAACTTGGTTTTTTTCTTTTTAATTTTTCTACGTTTTACCATGTAAATAAGTATGGCGCTGAATATATATTATGAATGGTTTGGGGGATTAGCTCAGTTGGGAGAGCACCGGCTTTGCAAGCCGGGGGTCATCGGTTCGAACCCGATATCCTCCACCATTTTTATACTTATCTATATAATTTAGAATAGATAGAGTGATCATGAATCCCATTCAGTATAAGCCAATACTGGATTGCAGTTTCCTATAACATAAACTAGTTGATCAGATATTCTTACCTTAAAGTTTCCTAACCAAAAAGTAGTTTTAACTCCTCTTGAAGTTCTTGGTCGGTGAAAAACTATATTTTCATATATTCTATAATGTGAACTTCCATCACTATTTCTTGATATCTCTAGATGATACGGGTTATATACATAGCTTAAGCGCTTGTCACGTGATTGTCTAAAAGAATTTATGTATATGCCGGGTCTATTGTTTACACTGCTAATATGTTCAAGAACTACACTGCTATTTCTAACGTATCTATTACCAATATCTACATCATCGCCGTCACCATATAAATATTCCGTTAATACAGAGGAAGCCTCAGGTGCAAATATACTACCATACGCAATCATACCAAAATACATAGTATGTAGAGCAAGCTTATCAGTAAAAGTATTACTGTCTAGTATCTGTCTACGTTCTACTCTGTCAAAATATTCAGTTATCTCTACAGAAACTATATTTGCAACGTATTTAGCATCTTTAGATGAACTAGCTCCAACAAAGATTGTTAATAGAATAATAGAAGCAAAAACAAATAATGACGCATATAAAAATAATTTTTTAATCATAGTCACCTCCTTTTATATTAATATTATATCATAATAGTAAGAGATTTACACGTTTATTAGATTTTATGAATCAATATCTTATATTTCTCCTGTCCCAGATACAGGGAACCCTCTATAACCTAATGTTATTTCGTACCAGACGCAAAGTTCTTCAACGCCAGCGAACATTCTATCATTCCCTAGTAGATCAATGGCTCTTGAGACGCCATTAGAAAAGTTTTTCGAATTTAACATATAGTCTTCGATCTTTTCGCCGCCGCCACGCAATATATTAAAATCGTAATTGTCAGAATAACTATAGACATCTCCTTGTTTTGTAAATGATCCCCTTCCAACAGCTGCTGACAGACATACATACGGATTTAAAGATGTTTTTGACCAATCACCATTAGCATACGTTGCCTCTTGCGCTTCTGCGCTTGGGTCTAGCTTCTGAGCTTCGAAATAATCTCTGTAGCTAAATCCACCGGTGCTACCTCTATTTTCTGCATTTTTACAGATATAATACATTGCCCTCTTGTGATCATCGCTCGTAAGAATGATCTCTCTTTTTCTCAGAGATATAAAATATATAAAGAAAGCAATCCATACAGGTATATTGTTTGCAAGAAGCCCACTTGATGGAAAAAATCTTGCAATATTATATGCCGCTTTATGTATTGTTTCTCCGACGGTTCTAATTGAACGAAGTATGACATTTGTTAATCCTGTTTCAGTGCTTTCGTTAGGGGTCAAACTTAAAAGATCAGCCTGGCTATCGTTAGGTTCAACCTCTGCGGCTTCTTCAGAACTAAACTCATCATTCAGTCTCTGAACTGTGTCTGCGTATCTTACTGCTGCAAGCGAGATCCAAGCGCCTCCTGAATCAGTTTTCCTAGTAGACCAGATTCCGCCAGAACGTTTGTATTCATATTCAGTCTCTCCGGGAAACTGTACAACTTCATTGTCGCTTATTCCTTGAGCAAGTGTCTCTCCTGACGCGCTGCTCTCACGATCTGGGATGTTTATTCCATTTGCTTCTGATTCAGCTCCAATTGTAGCAATATTATCTTGCTCTACGCCTAATAAAGCTGCAGCAGTTTTCGGTCCAACAATTCCTGCAACATCACCTTGATTTGATCCTATTGAGTTTAACTGTCTTTCTCTTTGAAAAACTCGTACAGCTGCAACTGTTTGATCGTCATACACACCAGTAAGTTCTGCATCTACTTGAGCTTGTACGTATGTAACAGCGTCTCCTGATGAACCTCGCTTTATCTTAGTTTCATCAGTGTAGTTGTCAATAATACTATTTAATCTTTGTCTTGCAATAGTAATATTTGGTGTTAATGTTACTTCGTCTTCTGATCGACCTTGTTGTATCTCACCTGCTAGTTCTGGGAATGCATCGTCAAGTGCTGCTGAACTGTCAAGTGCTGACCACGACTGACTTCCTTGTCTTCTTGTGTGCCACTTATCGTTCTCACGTTTGTATTCATATACACTATCACCTGGTAATGTAAGTACTTCACCTTCGTTAGCTTCATTTAAAAAATTGTTAAACCCTTCTAATAGAGTTTTCATTTCATTTGTATTTTTCATTTTTATATTCCTGCGAGTTTTTGGAAACGAGATTCCGTTAATTGTTCCGACGTGTCTTCATCAGCTGGTTCATCTTCAGGAACGTCGTCTGGTGGGTTAACGATAACCCATTTTTCTATGATTTCGTTAATTGCAAGATACACTGATTGTTGATCTTGAATTCCTGTGAGTTTGGTTCCGAATCCAAATTCTACTTCTGGAATAAACTCACCGCGGGTATCTAGAAATTTGCTAACAAACTTGTCTTTAAGCTCGAGGGCGGCTTGCTCTTCGTAAACCACTACAGCCTCTGCGTCTAACCCCTCGTCAGGTTTGATAAGTAAATTAAACTCTGAATCCTTCCATTTTTCATCTACTATACTGTCGAACTCTTCAGACACATTTTCAGCTTTTATCCAGTTTGGAATATCATTTTTGCGTAGTAGAAGTTTCTTCTTAATTGCGTATTTCATTTTTTCTGTGAGTTTGAGCTTTATGTCGGGCTGTTGGACACTTCCACTGAATGCGGTCACTTCAAATCCATTTACAAAAGTTATAAAATTATCCCTAAAAGTCTTTTCACCTGATTTTGATATAGTTGAAAGTAAATTTCTAGCATCTTCGGCAGATAGTCCTGCTACTGCATCAAAACCACTATATTCTGTTGACAGAGCGTCCCATTTAGGGTGTGGAAAGTCAGCTGTCTCTTCTACCGATTCTTCTGCTGCTGCTTCTACTGCAGCTGCAGGTCCGGCTATTTTACCATGAACTTCAGAGTTGTACACTCCTGTTTCTACCATTCCTTCTATATTGCTTGTAATCAATTTAACGAGAGCTTCAGTCTTAGGGCCAAAATTGCCGTCTGGATCTCCCATTGCTTCAACTGTAGAAGTCATGCCCTCTATTTCTTTTAGATCATCTTGACTTGCTCTTGCCTTTAAGTAGGTCTGTAGAGCAGTTACAATACGACCTGAACTCTTTATTTTTAGTTCAACATCAGTTCCAAGTGAAAAGTAACCCCTGAGCGCTTCTTTTTCGGGTGCTTCAGTTAATAATGATAGCTCTGATTCTATGATCTCTATCAGAAGCTTTTTTGTAACTTTCATTTTTTGCTATCCTTTTAAGATACCTGCAAGCTTCTGGAAACGGTCGTAGGATAGAGATTCTGTGATAGCGCCGTCGGTACTCGTAAGATCTCCTGAAACGTAGCTTGAATATGAACGATTATTTCTGTTTAAAATGCGGACATGACCTCCAAGGTCTAAAAACTCTTTTATCTCGTCTGACATTTCTTGAACGGTTTCCGCTTTATCGTCGCTAGTAACGCTTCTCTTATAATAAGCTAGTAGCATCTCTGAAGGTGTTGGAACATTCAACTCATTGTCTGATATTGTTTGAGCAGCTCTTTCGTAAAATTCTTGAGCTGCTACGTTAAAGTTTCCTAGTGCTGTCATAACCGCTTCTTCATCTGCATTCTCACCTCCGCCACCCCCCCATTCGGTGGCGGAGTAGCCGTAGCTATTCTCACCTATTGTCTTTGCAGTTTCTTTTATTACAAGTACTAACTCTCTAATATGTGTATTAGTTGACGTTATAGTCGCTTGTTGTTCTGTTGCCCCTGAAGCCATCACCTCTGAGCTGTTTGCTGTCAGCGCCCTCGCATTTCTCTCTATTATTCTTTTCATCTCTTGATATTGGGCTCCATGAAGCTCTGTATCATACCAACTAACAACGGCGTTTCTTTTCTCTTGAGCGGTCTCTGCTGCATCTAGTTTTGCACCTGCGTCTTTGAGGTGTTTATAATGATATTCAGTAGGCGTTAATATAGTTGATGGGATAGGTGTTGAGTCAGTGAAAATAGCAACATGACTTAAACATGATTCGTAATACTCTTCTGCCAGGTTATCAAATGTTCTTAGATTTTCAAGAATCAGGGCTTCGTCTGTGTCTCTGTACCATGATTTGTTCATTTGCTCTTCGTTTTCATCGGCTATGCTTACTAATTGTCGTCTAAGCGCTGTGGCGAGTTCTTCTAGAGCTTCTGTGGCTGTGCTTATGCTGTCTTCAGACGGCTCTCCGGCTCCTGCTTCAGGTCCGCCTGTTACTGTAACTACAGGTCCTGCTACGGCTTCTCCATCTTCTCCAACTTCTGCAGGTTCGTTGTTGACAGGTGTTCCTGCTGTGAACTCAATTTCGTTTAAATAAGAATTGAATCTTTCGATAATGCTTTTTGATTCGTTTAACCCTACGATATCAGCTGTAGTGACTTCTGAATAGGTGGCATTCGCATGATAATCTCTATTTCCTTTTCTAATCCAAAGTGTATAATCAGTGCCGTCGGCTTTATGCTCGCCTTGGTACCACCATACGCTCTTGGCGGGGTCCCATACGAGTGCTATTTCAGCAGATGCCGCTTCTTCAGGCGAAGAACCGCTACCTCTACTTACAGCCGATCCTGTTGCTTCAGCATTGGCAAGCAATGAAGCAGCAGTGTTTGGGCCAGCGGCTCCATCGTCTGATAGTCCGTATTTAGTCTGTACTGCCTTAACAGCAAGTTCAGTCTTGCCTCCGTAATCTTTGTCAGACTCTCCGGCAGCGCCGAGCCATTGATGACTCATGTTGCCTAATCTTGCTCTAAGAGCATCTTGAAGTAACCCAACTTTATCGCCTTTCATTCTTCTTTTCAGAACACTGCCGTTGTCTTTCATTGCCGTAAGCATGGTAATTGATTCCGGGCTTAGATCAGTTTCTCCACCTGTCTGAGAAGAAGTCTCTTCAGTCGCTGTGTCGTCTTCATCGTCGTCTGTCGGAATGTCGACAGTTACCGGGTCTATTGGCGCCTGTATTCCTGATGCAGTTTTTCCTGAAGCCATAGATGTAGCAGCTGTTGTACCGATCCATTCTTTTACCACAGCTCTATCAAAAATACCCTTCAGTGTTTGGTTTTCGTCGATGTCAGATTGTATAATTGCTCCGTCAATTTGAGACCATATCATTTCGAATTTTGTTTTGAATTTACGCTTCCTGTCCCTATCACGATCTGAAGCGTCGGTAGGAAGATCTCCTAGACGATCATCTTTGTCTAGCCAATTTAACAGTGCATTTAATGTTCTCTGTGGATTCCGCCAACCAAGCCAACCAGTGCGTTCAACATCACCTTCATCTTCGTTTAGTAAATTCATCTCAGCTTCGATTATTTCACGAAGTATGTTTTTTGTAACTTTCATTTTTATTATCCTTTTAAGAGTCCAGCTAGTTTTGTAAATCTGTCAAATGTGAATGATTCGTTTTGATTCTGTCTTGCATGCTGTGAATATGGTGCAGAATTTCTTTCTATCTGCGTTTTCATAACATCATAGTTTCCACCACCAAGGAACTCGTCCATCTGATCTATCATTTCTTCTATAGAATTAGCAGCATCGTCAGATGTGACGTTTTGTTGATATGCTATCAATAGTAATTGTGAAGGTGTGTCTATGTCAAGATCATTTTCTTCTATTCTTTGTGAATTGTTGATGTAAAACTGAGTTGCACCTGCATCAAATGCATTTATTGCTGTCATTACCTTGTCTTCGTCTGAATTATCTCCAAACGTGGAGAGTCCTAGTGCTGTTGCGGCCATTCCACCTATAGACGCACTGCCGGCTGCTGCACCTACTAAGGCAGCAGATCTGCCGGTCATCGATGCACCAGTTCGAGTTGCTTGACCCATTGAAGTCAAAGCTGCTACTCCCCGTGCTGTTCTTGTAGCATTTGCAGCTTGATGTGCTGACTGACCCGCAAGCTGTGCAGCTCGCCAACCGGAACCACCGGCTCGGGCTGCCTGCATCGCTTGTTGACCGGCGGCTAACTTGGCAGCGTTTGTTGCAGCAACTGTTCCAATCCCAGCTTTCGTCCCCAAATTAGCAGCAAATGCTGCCTGTCCGTATACTGGAATAAAAAACGAGGCAATCGATGCTGTAGATCCGAGCATTCTTGCCGCTCCGCCCCATGTAGCTCTTGTATCGTAACTATTAGCAGCAATAACAACTGCAGTATATTCAATAACACCCATTAGTTCTTCTAGATCGTTGTTAACTGCAGCAATTGCCTCCTGATCTGCATCAGGATTAGATGAAACTGCTACTTCTCTTGCTTTTTTATGCAGAGGAAAGTTGTTACGCTGTATTATTCTTAACATTGTGGCACGTTCTGACGATTCCAAGAAGCTATCTAATTTATCTTGTACTTCATCTACAGTCTGCCATCCTGTTTTGTCGGCTAATATTTTCGACGGAGTATCATCAAAGTTAGTTGTCCCGCCGGCGACGATATATGCTTTTACCTTGTCAGCAAGATCATCATAAAGTTCAGTAGACAGTTCATCAAAAGCAGCCAATGCTGACATTCCTTTTGCTTCGTCTGAGTTTGTAAAGAACCCTTTGTTTCCTTCATCGGCCATCGCATTTGCGTGTGTTGTGATCTCGTTCTTGAATGTCTGTATTCTTTCTGAAATTGCTATTCCTTGATCTTCTAGTGTCAAGATAGGCTCGCCTCTTCCTACGTCATCTCTATCAGTATTCAGTATATTGTTGTCTGACTGTTGAGTTGATGCCGAGAACTCTAATAACATTACTTTGGCTAGTGAATAAGATTCTGGGATAGTAACAGGCACGTCAGCTATTTCGGCACCAGCTACTGGTTCTTCGACTACTGGTTCTTCTGCTGCTGCCTGCATTACAGCAGTCTCTAGTGAGTCTATGTCACTCTGAGTTACGTTTGCCCAAGTGTCACCTGAGCTCATTTTTATATGGAAGTCTTCTTCGTCTTTTACGATCCATATTTGATAGATTGGATTATTAGGATCTTCGTCGTAATAATAATGATTATGAAATGCATACCATACTGATTTTTGTGTGTCCCAGACGAACATAGGACCCGGCTTTTCCGGTCGTTCAGCTGGTCGAGCCGCTGCCGCCGCCGCTGCTGCCGCCTCTTCTTCTGCTGATCCTGCGCCGTCTGCAGGAGCTGTTTCAGCTCTTGATGTAACAGCTGCTTGTTCAGCTCCGTCTGTTTTTAGTGCAGTCCACGTCTGTCTTCCTACGATTCCATCTACTTGAAGACCGTACACGCCTTGCATTGTTTCTACAGCTGTTTTAGTTGCTGAATCAAATGTGCCAGTTACTTCGATTAATTGATCTTCTTTTCCATGAGACTGCAGTCTTGCGTTTAATATATTTTGAAGTGCAGTTACTTTTGCCCCAGAGCTTCCGAACTTAAGAACAGAACCACCACTTGAAAGATAATCAAGCGTACTAATATCACCGGCGCTTACTTCACTCGTCTGAAAGGGCGTATCTAAAGCGGCTATATCGACAGGTTCAGCTGTTCCTGCTGAAGTTCTTCCAGCAGAAAGTGAAAACACACCGCCCGAGCCTTCAAGCCATCCTTTACCGACAGCAGCATTCGTAACTGTCTGTAATAGATCACCATAGTTTTCGTTAGAAAAATCAGAAGCATCTAAGTTCATAAACTCGTTTCGCCACTGTCTATTGAAAGCTGTCTGATTGTCGCGACCTATTTGCCTGCTCAGTCTGTTAATTTGACCTTTATTTGTACGTACATCAATACGCTGTCCAACTCTCTCATTAATGAGCTCACTTTCGATCATATCGCGGAGTATTCTTTTGGTAACTTTCATTTTTAACCTTTCTATTTTTGTAACGTTACGGGCGCATATAACGCTTTATCTTTTATAAATATATTCTAAATATTGTTTTTGTTCATATTTATGATAAAATATGTGCACTATTCATTGTAATCTTTAATTCATATCTGTTAATACATTTATCATCAAGCATCTCAGTGACTTTGCTGAATAGATGCCCTAAGAACCTGACGTCGCTTGGGAAGAATTTGATAACATCTGTTGACCTTGCAGTCACTCTCATTGTCAGCACGTCGTCTCTCATGATTGTATGTATCATCGATATGCACTCTGGCTGTACAAAGACGAATCTTCTTGTCTTGCCCTGTTCCTGGGCTATGCTGTACTTGTTAACCCCTGTCAGTTCATCGGTGATATTCCCGCGCACGCGTTCCAATATATCGGTATAGTGCTCTCTTTCGAGGTCCCAGTCGAACACTGCATCATCAGGTGGGAAGGGTGCATTCGATGATAGTGTTAAAGAAAGCCCGCTTGCCTCGTTGTTGGGTTGAGCATCTGCCATCTGTCTTACATCATTGTGGATAGTGTCAATTGTCGGTACATCATTGAGCCATTGTAGTGATAGTTCAGATGCATTCAAGACATCATCGTCTCTGATAACTAGAACATTTGGAAAGCTTTCAAAATGCATAAGCTCTTCGTTGTATAGATCGTATACTTTGCTGATAGACTCTATGTCATGTATCTCGTCGCCACGTATGTCGTATCTTTCTTCTAACAGTCTGAACCTTGGCATTAATACGATGAGTCTATTGTCAAGATTAAAGAGATGTTCTTTTAGCTGTCTACGCCATCTTTTTATTATTTGGTCGTCGCGATTATAACGGCGAGCGTAGACGAGCATTGTTAGCTGAGCTCTGTCGTGGATGTTGAATGCGTAATCATTGCTACGGTGAATATCCCAATAAAGAGTGCTCTTGCCTGATAAGTCAGGCCCCTCAATCGTTAGGTTATCAACTTGAACTGCTGGCGTCATTTTCTCTCCTTCACTTTGGGACAATATAAAATTATAGTCATAGTATCTTATTCAAACGATCTAATTTGTTTCATCTTCCATGCAGTCGTACTCATTCCCCAGGCTGCATCATGCTTGATTTCAGATACCCAGATTGTAAACGGTTCAGGCGCTTGATTAAACTTGCCCCAGACCCTAATCCAAGACTGATTATTGTCGGCGTCTATAGCCTTCAGTCTAAAGAACTTCTTATTATTCTTTGTTGTGCGTTCTACTACTTCTGTAATGCAACACCAACCAACATCGGTCTCACCAGGAGCTATTTCAAACACTGATTGGACTTGTTTATCCGCTATTCGTTTCATCATAGCCTCAGGGAATAGAAGCGAGTTGCTCACTGTTTTTGTGATGTCATGAAAGAATAGAATCTTTTCTGAACGATTCCAATCGAAGACGTTTTTATATTGTTCAATCAACCCAGGCAACAGTGGCTCAGGGAACTCATCGTTCTTAAGCATGCGTGCTTGTTGAGTCCTTGTCAGACCGAACTCACCTTTCTTAAGCGTCTCATAATTCTTATCATCAGTGATTATATGAAGAAGCTGATTATGATTCTTGATTGTGCCGTCTTGCATCTCTGTTATTGAGTTGAATGCCTCAATCTTACAAAGTGATGTAAACGCAGTCTTATTCATCTTTGAATGTTTCCATTTGCCGTCTTCATTAAAGAGCAAGTTGTTAAGATCAGTGAACGGACGAGCTCCCATGATTTCAAGCATTGCCTTGGAACCCACGCCTTTGACAGAGCTCAGAGGTGGGACGAACGACTCAATCTCCTCAGAGTATTCCCATTCATTTCCTGAATAGTTTATGTCAGCAGGGGCGAATCGATAACCGAGTGCCTTGATCTCACCAATTGTCTTTTCTAGCTTGGCAGGATTGTCGTTGTTTGTCTGTAATAGAGTTGCAAGCCACATTGGTTCATGATGAGTATGTAACCAAGCAGCGTAGTATGAGTCAATGGCATAGGCAACGGCGTGGCTTTTGTTGAAGCCATAACTTGCGAATGCCTCAATCTCAGACCATAGCTTGTTTGATATTTTTTCATCAATGTCATGAAGATTACGAGCACCTTCAACAAACTTATTTCTTGCTACCTCACGTTCACCTACTTTACCGCCAGCTGAGTCTACAGATATCTTGACAAGTGTCTTACGTAGTTTATCAGACTCACCAGGAGTGAACCCAGCCATCTCTTGTGCCAGCATCATGAACTGTTCCTGGAACACAATGAACCCATATGTATCCTTTAGGACTTTTTCAATCGATGGGTGATCGAATACAATAGGCTCGCCTGCAACTACTTTGTTCCTTACTTTGACATATTTCTTGTGAACGTTAGCCTTGAGAGGTCCAGGACGATAGATGGCAGTCAGAGCAGCAAGTTCGACTAGAGTTGTGGGCTTTGCCTGTAGGCAGAACTGTTGAGCACCGCTAGCTGTAAACTGGAAGACGCCAACGAACCGACCTTCGTGATAAACATGTTTCCAGACTTCTTGATCATCCTGAAGATTAGTGCGGCAATTCAGGTGTTCGTCAAAGTAAGCTTTAATTTCAAGGAACGTGGGCTCACTATCATTTTGCTTACGAAGAATACGACGTATGCAATTTTCAGTATTCTTTAGCAGTGACAGCCCAAGGAAGTCGAACTTTAATATACCGTTGTCCTCAAGATGTCGGAAGTTCATACCTTCAGCCCACGGTGTCTGCATCTCACCTCGGACGCCGATAACTGGCATCTGTTTTGACATTTCAACTGGATCACCGATAATCACACCGCCAGCATGACGACCGATTGATTTATTCTGTTGGAACAATGTTGCAACATGCTTCTCGACGTCTGGATATTTTTCCATGAATGATTTGTATTTATCAGAGTGCTTCATGCTGTCTTCATGCTTTAGAACGAACACACCTCTTTCTTGGTTTTGATCATGTGCCTTTGCGAACACTTCGTCTTGAATGTTATTAGTGACATCATTGACCTCCATGAAAGGAACGCCATAGAACTTACCGATGTCTTTGACTAATGATTTTAATTTTAATGTGTTGAAGTTTGAAACAGGAACTACGGCTTCATCACCATATAGTTCCTTTGCAGCCTTGATCAGTTCATCGCGGTCACCGGCATCGGTATCTATATCAGGCCAAGAGACGCGATGACGACCGAGGAACCGAGCCCACAGGAGATCATAAGGAATAGGATCAACGTGTGTAATACCAAGAAGATAATTAACAAGACTACCGGCACCTGATCCTCTACCTGGACCCATTAACGTTCTGTTCTCGGCAATCTTGAAGATTTCTGTCATTGTCAAGAAGTAAGAAGAGTGACCGAGGAACTTAATGTCAGACAGTTCCTCTTTTACTCTTGCTACATACTCAGGCTTATCAGCCATTCCTTCAGCTACCATTGCCGTCTTGACGATAGCAGCCAACTGTTGGAATTCATCACGTTCAGGGTGAGCCTTGTCAACGTGCTTTGGAAGCTTGACAGAAGTATCAATCCAGACATCTTCACAAAGATTCCATGCAATATCATGCGTTCGTTCAATGGCATCCTTAACAATAACCTCAGTGCCTTTATAGAAGTCAAATTCAGCACGGCCTTCGCCGTATTCATCCCACATTTGTTTAGCATTCTTAGGATAGAGCAGACACTTAAGCTCTTCTTTTGTAGGCAGTGTTTCTTCAGCCAAGTTAGAACCCATCCAACCGAGCTTTTTATATAACTCACGTGCCTCCCATGCATCAGAGCTTGGGAAGTGAGAATCAGCAGTTGCTATGAGCGGAGTCCCGGTCTTTTTAGACAGCTCGAGGAGACAATAATTAGAAAGATGTTGAGCGCCGAGTTTATTAAACTGTAATTCAAGGAAGAAGTTCTCTGATCCTACAGCATCTACGAAGCGATCTGTCATATTCTCTAGACGTTTCATAATCGGCGAAAGTATCGCTGGCTCAGTGATAAGATCAGGACTAAGCTCCATAAACGTCTTGTCAGGAAACTGTCTAAATATCTCACCAGCAGCGAATCCGCCAACACATGCTGTTGACACGACAAGCCCTTCACCATGTTCTTTTAGAAGCTTAAAGTCTATACGAGGGAAACGATAGAATCCATCGCGGTACGACTTTTTAACTAGAGTGAAAAGGTTCTCAAGACCTTTTCTGTTTTTAGCAATGACAATAAGATGATAGTACTTTTTCCACTCAGGCTTTCCAATGAGACCTTTCTTTGTAGCATTCTCATCCTCAATAACTAGACCGCCTTGCTCATCATCGCCGGAAGAAATAGTGACACGCTTTTTAGCTGCTTTGTTTGCAGACATCTCTTCTTTATGGGCAGTATGTTGTTGCTTCCAGACGTCAAGATCGGGTACAAAATAGAATTCAACGCCGTTTAGTTGGCGATATTTTTGGCCACGCTTTTTGGCAGCATTGGCCCCTACGTGAGCATGGGCAAGTCCGTTACCGTTACCATGATCTGTTAGTGCCCAGCTATCCATTCCTTGCTTTTCAGATAGAACGAATTCAATGTGATCTTGAGGATAACCCAGTCCGTCGAACGGTGAAAAGTTACTGTGGCCGTGGAGACCTGTGAATGATTGAGGGATTGCGAATTTATCGAATGATGACATTATAGTCCTTTTGTGTCAATGTATATTTTATTATACAATAGTTTTCCTTCGTTTACACGAATACCGAAGGATTTTATTTTATCTGAGCGTTTTAATTTTTTGTATCTTGATTCAGCTTTTGATGCTGAAGATCTATCTAAGTGAGACTCTACGAATACTAAAGAAATTGGGCGGCGAGAACGTGTATATTTTGCGCCTTTCTTTGTATTATTGTGTTCATGTATTCGACGTTGCACATCGGTAGTAATCCCGATGTAAATACTTGAATCATTGCATATAGCAGCATATAGGCTCCATGGTTTGTACATTTTTAATCTCTGTCATTTCTAAAGCAGACAAATGTCGGAAATCTTAGTGATCTATCTGGAGTGATCTCTTGATATCTGATCTCAATTGTCCTACCGATATATTTTTCTTTGTTGTCCCAGATTTCAGACCTAATCTCGTCAGATAACCCAGAACCAACTTGAACTTTGACTCCTTGGTGATATACAACAAATGCGCCAAGCGTCCCTACATGCTTGCCACGGCCTTCTAATAGGTCGTCTACAGGTAGGTCTACATCAAAAAACGCCTTGAGCTTCATGATGTCGTAACTTCTTTTGAATTGATACGGAGCTTGCGGATTTTTGATCATCGCGCCCTCGAAGCCTTCAGAGACGAATTTGTCATGAAGAACTTTCACGAGATCAGAGTCTTCGGAGACTGAAAGAGTTTCTTTATCAACATAAGAGATCGAGTTGTCTTCGGTATCGAGAGTGCTGATTCTGTCGTAAAGTGTAACGAGTCTGTCAACATAACTAGTTGTTGCGTCTTTGCTGTCCCATTCTTCAAGGGAACAAAAATCAAAAAGAGCTAAAAAAGTGCCGTCGGTCTCAACATCACCCTTACGATATGCCTGTCTCATCAAGGCAACGAAGTCATCACCCATAAGCTCACCATCGTAACACCCATCACCCATTGAGATGAGCGAGGGTCCAATAGTGTCTATAAAGTTAGTGATCGGCTTACCGGAACGAGCATACATGACGACTGCACCGTCTCTGACAATGGAGAAGCATCTAATACCGTCGAGCTTTCTTTCAACAATCATACTGTCCCACTTTGAGACACGTTTTTCATCAAACTTTTGAGCCAATGAGACATCGAATGTAGGGATTAGCCCATGAAAGTCCTTATTGATTGTCGTAGTAGACAGACCGATTGCAATATGCTTCTTGAGAATCTTTCTCATCCACTTCTCTTCGTCTTCAGTGACAAGATTAAAAGCAGATTCTATCTCTTCTATTGCAGCATTCCCGGTGATCTCTCTGCTGGCACACTTGTCACAAGCAGCAAAGAACACTTGCCATCTCAGGTTTTCTGTTGTCAGTGGGAACCTGTCCTTCGTTTTCGGTATTTTGATAATATGAAAGGGCACAAACTGATCGAAGCTGTACTTGAGTATCTTCCTCAATAGGTAAGAGTTGTTCTCAAGTACTAACGTTCTTTTCGCGTTTGTACCCTTCGTTGTTTTGATTTCTGTAAGTAAGTCTGATATTGGCAATTTTTCTCCTATAAGGATATTATACCACTAATATTCAGTATTTACATGAAAATCATTTTATTATATTGTCTGTTTCTTGTGATTTTTATTTTACCGAACTCCCCACGTTGAAAAAATAAACCCGTCAGCTTGTACTCTAGGAAGTTGAGCGGCACCCTGTATATTATTTGTAGCTGCCCCTTCTCGAGCTAGCGAATCTGCAGCTTGCATAGATATTTGTACATCGTTCGCCAACTCAAACT